CTATTTGATAAATATTAAATTAATTTTTTATTGCTTCGTTATGGGGCATGGTTGGGGCAAACTCGCTTAACTGTGTATTTAACAAAGCTACCTGTGCATTATTGTTTTCAGACATCCATTTTCCGTATACCTGAAATACCATTTGCGCATCTGCATGGCCCATCTGGTTTGCTATAAATGCCGGGTTAGCACCAGCTGTCAGCGACCAGCAGGCATAAGTATGTCTCGACTGATATGATTTTCGATGGCGGAGTCCGGCACGTTTTATCGCTGCGTCCCACATCTGCCTTATTGAGTCAACGGTAAAATGGTCACCATAATTTTTTACTCTCGCTGACACTTCAGGTTGAAAAACAAAGGTGCATTTTTGTTTTTCTGTTCTGCCATACTCTTTGAGGTGAACATCAATGATATGCTCTTTACTCAGTCTCGTTAATGTCATCTGACTCCGGAGAGCGTCGATTGCTGGCTTAATAAGATGAATGACCCGATTGGTTCCCGCCTGTGTTTTTGGTACCGTGAAACGGTCTTTTGCTAAATTTCTCCTGATCATCATTGTTCCATTTTTCAGATCTATGTCCTCCCATCCAAGTGCACACAGCTCACCAGGGCGAACGCCAGTATAAACAGAAACACACCATAAATTTTTTGCTTGCTGATTTCTGCACGCATCGATAAGACGGATAAATTCCTCCCGCGAAAGAGGATCCGGAATGGTTCTTGATTCCTTTAATGGCGAGATCCCCTTAAACGGATTATCTGCCAGGTAACCGTTATCAACACCAAACTGGAACACGGCGTTAAGATTTGTCATGTAATTATTTACAGTTACAGCCGATCTCCCTGGTTGTGTAACAATATAGTTACTTTTGGGGATCTGGTATCCAGTCAGTAGCTCTTTACGAACCTCCAGTAATTTTTCTTTATTAATCGATGAGGCAAGATTTTTTTCACCGATTATGCTCAGGATATTTTTGATGACGGCACGGTATGTGTTGAGTGATGTTTTGGCGACTTCATTTTCTTTCAGTGCCAGAAATTTTTCAGCCAGTTCTTTTATGGTTAAATCTTGTCGGGCCTCACCAAATTTTTCCAGATTGCGTGAGGAGGGAAACTGTTTTGCATAGTCGAAAACACCAGTTTTTATTGCGTAACAAACAGAGGAGCGTAGTTCACCTGCAACGCGCCTGTTTTTTGCTGTGTCAGGAACCCCCAGATTTTCCCTGACTCTTACGCCTTTATAAACAAACCAGATACGTAATTTCCCTCCATGGTTTTCCACGCCTGTCGGATATTTCATTTCAACTTCTCTCATTAGTTAGTGTGGCTTTTAGTCAAGTAAGATGACGTCTTGGTCTCGCTGATGCCTGGCGCTCAATCCAGCGATCAATTTCTTCCAGGTTGTAAAAGCATGGACTGTTATCCCATGGCATACCGTCATGAGCGACATGCTTATATTCCCTTCCTTCCATAAACGATTTTTCCCGGGCCTTTTTTAACGTACCTTTTTTTATTCCTTTCAGCGCAATTAACTGCTCTTCGGATACCCATTTGCCGGGAGAGACAATCATGATTACTTCGCTCATCGATTTCTTTATCTCTTACATCAGACGAGCGCCGGTTGCAGAATACCAGTCACAACCGGCGACAGTTGAACATTAAGAATCAGCCTGACTCGGGATCAGTTTTTGCCAGATAACTGAAACGTATTTTGCCTGGTAACGGGCGTCATCAAGTGCATTATGGCGCTCACCTTCGAATGGAATAGCCGTTCTGGCATCGAAGTCTATGGCTTTCCCCAGCTCAACGATTGTGCGTACATCGCGATCGTTGTAGTAACGCCACGGGCAGGGGATCCCCTGCCGTTCGTATGAACGGCGCAAAATCGTGTTGTCGAAGTTGGCTCCATTTCCCCAGACCTGAACAAAAAATTCACCGGAGTTTTCGTCGATAAATTCCCGCAATTGTAACAGTGCATCATCTAACGGGATTTCATCGGTCATAATGGCAGATTGCGCTTCGCGTGATTGCCACCATTTAATGGTGTCCCGATCAATGACTCCGCCAGCAGTTTCCAGATCGATAGTCTTACTAAATTCCGGTCCCATATCTCCGGTTTGCGGATCGAAAAATATTGCACCTATTGAGATGATCGGGGCATCAGGATTTTTTCCCATGGTTTCAAGGTCGATCATTAGATGGTCACACGTCCTGCTGGTGGATGTGATTTCTTGATGACCGTTCACCTTAATTGAGTGATCTGCCGTCTCGCCAGTTTCATTATCGCTATCGTGATGCTGATTGCCGCCAGTGTTCTCCTTGTGTGGATGTTCAGCGCCTTCCATTTCCTCCGGATCATCTTCCTGAACTTCAACCTGATACTCTTCATCGAATGTTTCCTGGTATGTTGCGTCGCCCATCACCGCGCCACAATCAGGGCAGTTGCCGCCGCCGGTCTGACCGCAGGCGGTGCAGACTTTTTCCGGTTCCTGTTGCGCTACTGGCTCAGGTTGTTTCGTTTCTGGCTCGTTTTGTTGCGTATTTGGGCTGTTTTGTTCCGCTTTCTGGTCGTTCTGTTCCGATTCTTGCTGGTTCTGGTTTACAGAATCGCGGGTTTCAATCCCCTTTACCCATTTCGGATCATTCGGGTCGCTAATCCCTTCAACAAATTCACCACGTGATGCAGCAAGCAACTTATCGGCGTCAGGCTGGCTGATATTGGCTGCCTGCATAATTTTGTTTACTTCGTCAGCGGTAACTTTTATCGGCTCTGGTTGTTCTGAATCTTCAGCGGTATCTACATTTTGCGGTAAGCCCGTGTATGTGCCATTTTTTCGGGCAAAATATTCTTCTTTTGTGATTTCAGTGGCGCCAGCAGCCAGTGCCTTATCCAGACCAGAAAGTTTGTTTGCGCGACCGTATTTTTCTCCGTCCTTATCTGCGAAGAGGAAATAGAACGGCCCCTCACGCTCTACAGATGGTTCAGCTTCCGGCGCGGTTTCATTTTTTGGGATATCAGATACCTCAGTTTCCACTGCATCAGTTTGTGTTTCTGATGACTGGAGAACATCAACAGTGCCCAGGTCTGTTTCTTCATTCTCAAACACGCCCTTTGTAGTCAGGTATTCAGTAATGTATTTGTTCAGTGCCACAGGGTCTTTGTGAATGTCGATCGGACGTTCACGGACAAGGCCAAAAATAGTCTGGCGGTCGTAGCGAAGGGCATCAGGCTGTTTGCGCATTGATGCCGAGATACGCTTCCAGTCTTCGCGGTCGTTGTCGATAACTTCATTTTTTGCCCAGCGATGGATGCTGCCGTCAATGTTTCCGGCATCCACATCACCAGGCCAGAGAGCGTAGGCCAGTTCTTCATCCAGCGTTTTCCATGTCTGCTTGTATTCGCGACAAATGGCGGCAGTGACTGGGTTGATTTTTCCTGCTGAGTTTTCAGTGTGCTGTTGATTGACTCTGGCGCTGGCGAGATCAACAACAGACGTGTATTTTCCAGTCTCTTTGCGCTCTGCGTCCTGCCGTTTTTTCCAGTTACGTAATTCAGCCTGAATTTCGGGCCATTTGGCACCCGGATTACATTTGTGTTTAACCCATCCGATAGCGAACAGTTTGCGTTCCGGATACATAGCGTTAATTTCAGGCGTTTTCATCAGTGCTTCAACGATATGCCCGTCAAAGGTAGCAACGTCTTCCTGCAGTAATTCCTGCGCGTCAATCGCCATATCAACGGTGATGTTTTCACATGTACCGAACTTAACCAGGACCGCGTTCTGTACTTCAAGGGACAGCTTGTCAAAATTGACGTTCATCGGATCGGATTCTGGTTCGACCGGAATAAAGGAAGCGGATTCCTCATCCCAGCGGTTTTCCTGCATATATTCAGCATCCCATGAATCGAGGGCAGGGCGGGGTATGCCAGGTTTATCCTCGCAGACAATAAATTTATAAGCGCAGTCCTGAGCAGCCGGATAATGTTCCAGGAACTGCCAGTGAAATTTTGCTCGAGCACGGCGTTCGTCGCCAGCTTCAATGGCTGTGGCTACAGCCACAGCGCCTTCTTCCCTTGTTGCCAGTTCGTCAGGAATAGCGGCGCAAATAAAGACTTTACTCATTTTGTTTTAACCTCATGACAGATTTAAGGATGAACAAATCCCTGCCATTGCTGGCATATAAGAATGAAACCGGATATTTATTACGGAACTGTTTTAAAGACCTGCCGGGATTTCGATATTATCCTGGTGAATAACTTTATCGACCGGGTAACAGTTACCGGGAATTTTCTGTTCGGTTGCTGCAGTCATACACTCCTGCATTGTCCTGTGAACACTGACTGCAATATCAACTGGCTCTCCGGAAACAAGAAAAACTGTCAGAACAAGCGCAAATGCTGAATTCATTGTGCACATCCTTTTGGCATCAGACGTAAACGAGCCAGCATTGAAACAATGCATATTTTATTTAATAGCTCCCGTTCTTGTTTTCTCTTGTTAATGGCATCTTCAGTAAATACAGGGTTACTGATAGTGACACCAATTTCAAAACAACCTTCAGACGTATTAACGTTTGGTAATAACGTTTTCATTATCGCGTCCTCAACAATGAATTTTGTGATGCAGTGCCTGGTGCCTCCAGGTGACGTTAACCAGTTAACAATTAACGCCGGATACAGAGAATCCACCCATAACACTGTTTTTGGTTTTAACTGTTCCGCGTGCGCTTAGCCGCATTCACCGCATCACAAAATTCACTTTAAAAACGGCGGCAGAGCAGTCACGGAGTAAAACTGATACCGCCAAACGTCACCAGAAAATTGATAACAGAGGGCGTTGCAGCGGGGTTGTCACTTAAGCGTATGGTCAACCTGACAACCCGGTGTCCTCAACGGGGAAGGAATAACCCCGCCATACTTACCGCCGCGCCATTTCGCGGGTTGCCACAACCGGAAGCGCACGGTCGAATTAAATTTAACGACACCGTACAGTGAGACGAACTTCGCCGTGCGCTTTCGTGTTGTGTGCCTGCTTTTAACCACGTCAGGCGAGGTGGTATCCTTCTTATTCCGAATAACCAAGAAGGAAATCTATATGACTAAAGAAGAATTTGTCTCTTATATTTTTGATAAAACGGTTGAAATGTATGCCGCTACTTACGGGTCCTGTAATCCTCTGAATAAACCAGAGGGGAAAGATGATTTCGACAAAATTTACCGCTTCTTGGAGGACCGCTATATCAAAAGGTTAGAGGACGCAGGGATCAAATCCCCAGTGAAGTCACCATTGTCCTGAGAACTTGCAGGACGTCATGATCGTAACTTCCATCCAAACCGCGACGGCAAATTGCTTCTCGTATTACCGGAAGCAGTTCGCTGGAAATCTCGGTGCACATTTCACCTGCTAATACGCCTGGCTCAAGTGAGAATATTGGTGAACTTACGGTCTTGGTCTCGACAGTTTCAGAGTCAGTGCCAACATTATAAAGCTCAACGAAAGCGGTCTTGATTTTCCGGGCCAGATCTTTTGCTGGCTCGCTTGCAATATCTTTCCCGATTTCTCGCAGCACAGAATGCAATGTATGAGCTGCTGTTTTCTGTACATCAGACGGTAAATCTTTAAATTCCATCGTCAGCCTCATCAGTCAGTGTTTCTGGCTAACCAGCAACGCGCGCCAGATTCGGTTTTAAACGTTTTGCTTTTGGTATATGTCATCGCGGTGAACGTACCGTCCTGGTTGGGGAACACGCCACATACCAGAGATTCGCTGTTGCCAAGATCGATAGTATCCATGCTGACCTCATTTCCCCTTAACGCCGGGGTAGCGGAACTGTTTGCTGAGAACACCGTGCGGTGTGTTGATGGAGGTAATTTAGTTTTCTCATTATTTTTCGTCAAGATTTTTTGATGAGAAAACTCAAGTATTGGCGCAAGATAAAGCCAATACATTGAAATGTAAGGCTTTAAAATTTTGTGAAGGGATGATTATTGATGCTTGTTGCGTTTGCGAGCCTCTAATAGCTCGGTGAACAGGCGATTAAAATTCTCAACGCGGGCGCGGAGTTCGCTGAGTTGTGCTTGTTGCTCTGATTTAGGAAGTGCGCGATACAAACGCAGCATCTCTAACTCATCTTCCGATAAGTCTAAGGCACTATCGAGTGAAACAGGGGGAGCTGGTGTTTTGTCCTCGTCGCCAAACAGTATCCAGGTTGGTGAACATTGCAATACCTCGGCGAGGCGATGCAAATTTTGCCCACGCGGGGCTGTATGGTCACTTTCCCATAATGAAATTGATGAGCCAGATACGCCAGCAGCTTTGCTTAAACCGTTTTGACTTAAGCCTACCTGCTTACGTCTTTCTCTAATGCGTTGACCTAAAGTTTTCTCGTTCATATTTAGATATCTTAATAACCCTTGACTTGAGATTCCTTGAGTGATTAGCTTTGAGAAAACTCAATATTGGAGGTGCGATGTTTAAATCAGACGTAATTAATTTTTACGGTACGAAAGCCAAAGTAGCGAAAGCTGCTGGCGTTGACCCATCTGCTGTTTCTCAATGGCAAGAGCTGGTTCCTGAAGGTCGCGCGATGCGTCTACAGGAGGCATCTGGCGGCGAGCTTCTGTATGATCCCAAGGTTTATGACGAATATCGTAAGACGAAGCGGGCGGGGCGGTTGAACAATGAAAATCACTCCTGAACAGGCTCGTGAGGCTCTGGATGCCTGGATATGTCGACCAGGAATGACACAGGAGCAGGCGACGATATTAATCACTGAATCATTCTGGGCTTTGAAAGAGCGCCCGAACATCGATGTTCAGCGTGTCACAGATGAAGGTGGCGCGGTTGATCAGCGAGCGCTTGGCGTTAATCGAGTGAAGATATTCGAACGCTGGAAGGCTATCGACACTAGGGATAAGCGTGAAAAGTTCACGGCGCTAGTGCCTGCAATTATGGAGGCTATCCGGATTAATGATTTCAGGTTGTATCGTGAAATTAGTGACGGAAAAAGCATCACGTACATGATCGCCGGGTTAAACAAAGAATATGGCGATGTGGTGGAGTCCGGACTGCTTTTTGCTGATCCTGCCGTAGTGGATCGTGAAACTGACGAACTTATAGAAAAAGCAATTGCTTTCAAACTTGCGTATCGACAGCAATACCAACAAAAAGCTGGATGGAATTATGAGCCTTCTTTTTGCTGAACGCCCACTGGTTATAAACACACAGCTTGCGATGAAGATTGGCTTAAATGAAGCCATTGTGTTGCAGCAGTTGCATTACTGGTTGAGAGATACCAATTCCGGCATGGAATGTGATGGTGTTCGCTGGATTTACAACACAACGGAACAATGGCTGGAACAGTTCCCATTCTGGTCAGAGTCAACGTTAAAGCGCGCGTTTGCAAGTCTGAAAACGCTGGGGCTTTTGCGTTGTGAAAAGCTCAATAAATCAAAGCGCGATATGACCAATTTCTACACGATCAACTATGGGAACGAGCTTTTAGATGGTGGCAAATTGAACGAATCCATCGGTTCAAAATGCGCCGCTCCATCAGGTCAAAATGACACGATGGAAGAGGTCAAAATGAAACGCTCCATTGGTTCAAAACGACCCAATGTCATCGGGTCAAAATGGCCTGATGATCTTACAGAGAATACAACAGAGATTACTACAGAGAATAAAAACACTTTTCGTCCGGAAGCTTCGCAACCGGACCCGCAGACCGCTGAACAGGATTTTTTAATCCGGAACCCCGACGCGGTTGTGTTTAGTGCGAAAAAACGCCAGTGGGGTAGCAGGGAGGATTTGGCGTGTGCGCAGTGGATTTGGGGGCGGATCGTGAACCTTTACGAACAGGCTGCCAGCGACGATGGAGAGATCATGCGACCAAAAGAGCCTAACTGGACAGCCTGGGCCAATGACGTGCGCACAATGCGGATGCTGGATGGCAGAAGCCACAGACAAATTTGCGAAATGTTTGGTCGGGTACAGCGAGATCCATTCTGGGTAAAAAACATCATGAGCCCGTCAAAACTCCGCGAAAAATGGGACGAACTGGTCATCCGCTTGGGACGTTCACCTGTACAGCGTTGTGTGAATCATATTTCTGAACCGGATACAGAAATTCCGCCTGGTTTCAGGGGATAAGTGTTGATTTCAGGTCATGAGGTAATTTTAAGGAGGACTTGTGGCAAAAGTTTTTACACAGGAAGAGCGGGAAAAAAATTAAAGAGCAGGTGGTCGAACTTGTGCGCCAGAGCGGTCGCGAGACATTACGACAGTTGGAAGCTAAAACAGGTGCGACAAGATATCTGATGAGCATTCTTGCCAGAGAGCTGGTTGCCAGTGGTTATGTATACAACTCCGGCTACGGGTTATTCCCGTCTGAACAGGCACGAAAGGACTGGCAAAATGCCCGCAAAAAACTCTCTTGAACCGCCCCGGGAATCCTGGAGACTAAACTCCCTGAGAAAGAGGTAAACAGGATGACTAAAAATACACGTTTTTCCCCCGAGGTCCGTCAACGAGCAGTTCGTATGGTTCTGGAAAGTCAGGGCGAATATGACTCACAATGGGCGGCAATTTGTTCCATTGCCCCAAAGATTGGCTGTACACCAGAGACTCTGCGTGTGTGGGTTCGTCAGCATGAGCGGGATACCGGGAGTGGTGATGGTGGACTCACCACCGCTGAACGTCAGCGTCTGAAAGAGCTGGAACGTGAAAATCGTGAACTGCGCCGCAGTAACGATATCCTTCGCCAGGCTTCCGCTTATTTTGCGAAGGCGGAGTTCGACCGCCTCTGGAAAAAATGATGCCACTGCTGGATAAGCTGCGTGAGCAGTACGGGGTCGGACCGGTATGCAGCGAACTGCATATTGCCCCGTCAACGTATTACCATTGTCAGCAACAGCGACATCATCCGGATAAACGCAGTGCCCGTGCGCAGCACGACGACTGGCTGAAGAGAGAGATACAGCGCGTATACGATGAAAATCATCAGGTGTACGGTGTGCGTAAAGTCTGGCGTCAGTTGTTACGGGAAGGAATCAGGGTGGCCAGATGTACAGTGGCACGTCTCATGGCGGTTATGGGACTTGCCGGTGTTCTCCGGGGTAAAAAGGTCCGTACGACCATCAGCCGGAAAGCCGTTGCCGCAGGCGACCGCGTAAACCGTCAGTTCGTGGCAGAACGACCTGACCAGCTGTGGGTGGCTGATTTTACTTACGTCAGCACATGGCAGGGCTTCGTCTATGTGGCGTTTATCATTGATGTGTTTGCCGGATACATCGTGGGGTGGCGGGTCTCATCGTCTATGGAAACGACATTCGTGCTGGATGCGCTGGAGCAGGCGTTGTGGGCCCGTCGTCCGTCTGGCACCATCCATCACAGCGATAAAGGCTCTCAGTATGTGTCACTGGCCTATACGGAGCGACTAAAAGAAGCCGGATTACTGGCATCAACAGGGAGTACAGGCGACTCGTATGACAACGCGATGGCTGAGAGCATCAATGGTCTTTACAAAGCGGAGGTAATACACCGTAAGAGCTGGAAAAACCGTGCAGAAGTGGAACTGGCCACACTCACGTGGGTGGACTGGTATAACAATCGACGATTGCTGGGAAGGCTGGGTCATATCCCTCCGGCAGAAGCAGAAAAAGCTTATTATGCTTCCATCAGAAACGATGATCTGGCAGCCTGAGTTCACAGATAAAACACTCTCCAGGAAAACCGAGGCGGTTCAATGAGCAGTTTGATGAAATCAATATTGTACGTGGCAAGCCAGTATCTGGTGGACGGCTGGAGATAAAAATTACAGAGGTGGGGTGTGCATGAATAACCAGTATTTACAGTTTGTTCGTGAGCAACTCATGATTGCCACTGCGGATCTCAGTGGGGCGACAAAAGGTCAACTGGAAGCCTGGCAGGAAAATGCCCTGTTCGATACAGGGCGTTACAGACGCAAAAAAATTCGTTACCGCGATGAGGTAACCGGAAAAATGATCACGCGGGATAATCCCCCAATCCCGGGTAAACAATCACTGGCGAAAGGCTCATCAATTGCCCTGGTCAGTCCTGTTGAGTTTGCAACATCATCGTGGCGGCGTACCCTTCTGGAACTGGAAGAACATCAGAAGGCGTGGTTGTTGTGGTGTTATGGCGGAAACATTTGCTGGGAGCATCAGATCGCGATAACGCAGTGGGTGTGGAATGAATTTAAAACTCAGTCTGGTACCAGAAAAATTGCAGTGAAAACGCTGGAGCGTGTGAAGAAGTTGATCTGGCTGGCGGCACAGGATGTCAGAGGATGGGTTACCGGGTGTGAGGTCTACCAGAGACAGGAGCTTGCCAGACTGTGTGGAGTTAAGCCTGATAACTGGAGCCATAATTATGCGAACTACTGGCGTGAGATGTGCGATATTTTTAAGCGCCTCGATAGAGAATCCTTGATTTGCTCCGTGAAAATAAGAGCGCAACAAAAAGCGACCTTTTCACGACGAGATATTGCAAAAGTCAATTAAATCGCGTATGTTTCGTATAAATCTGATATTTTGCCTATTTTGTACGCGATGGCAAAGTAAGAAAAAAACTGCCGCCAGGCGTTTTTTTTATGTCCGAAAATCGCGTCAGTACAGTAAACGCGCTGGCGGCGGTGAATACCGGTCTTTCAGCTTGCTGGCTTTTTCGACAAGAGTTATTGGTGTGTCACGTTAACCGGAAAAAGGAAAGTTTGAGAAACGCGATGTGAACCGCCCCGGGTTTCCTGGAGAGTGTTTTATCTGTGAACTCAGGCTGCCAGATCATCGTTTCCGATGGAAGCATAATAAGCTTTTTCTGCTTCTGCCGGAGGAGTATGGCCCAGCCTTCCCAGCAATCGTCGATTGTTATACCAGTCCACCCACGTTAGTGTGGCCAGTTCCACTTCTGCACGGTTTTTCCAGCTCTTACGGTGTATTACCTCCGCTTTGTAAAGACCATTGATGCTCTCAGCCATCGCGTTGTCATACGAGTCGCCTGTACTCCCTGTTGATGCCAGTAATCCGGCTTCTTTTAGTCGCTCCGTATAGGCCAGTGACACATACTGAGAGCCTTTATCGCTGTGATGGATGGTGCCAGACGGACGACGGGCCCACAACGCCTGCTCCAGCGCATCCAGCACGAATGTCGTTTCCATAGACGATGAGACCCGCCACCCCACGATGTATCCGGCAAACACATCAATGATAAACGCCACATAGACGAAGCCCTGCCATGTGCTGACGTAAGTAAAATCAGCCACCCACAGCTGGTCAGGTCGTTCTGCCACGAACTGACGGTTTACGCGGTCGCCTGCGGCAACGGCTTTCCGGCTGATGGTCGTACGGACCTTTTTACCCCGGAGAACACCGGCAAGTCCCATAACCGCCATGAGACGTGCCACTGTACATCTGGCCACCCTGATTCCTTCCCGTAACAACTGACGCCAGACTTTACGCACACCGTACACCTGATGATTTTCATCGTATACGCGCTGTATCTCTCTCTTCAGCCAGTCGTCGTGCTGCGCACGGGCACTGCGTTTATCCGGATGATGTCGCTGTTGCTGACAATGGTAATACGTTGACGGGGCAATATGCAGTTCGCTGCATACCGGTCCGACCCCGTACTGCTCACGCAGCTTATCCAGCAGTGGCATCATTTTTTCCAGAGGCGGTCGAACTCCGCCTTCGCAAAATAAGCGGAAGCCTGGCGAAGGATATCGTTACTGCGGCGCAGTTCACGATTTTCACGTTCCAGCTCTTTCAGACGCTGACGTTCAGCGCTGGTGAGCCCACCATCACCGCCCCCGGTATCCCGCTCATGCTGGCGAACCCAGACACGCAGAGTCTCCGGCGTACAGCCAATCTTTGGGGCAATGGAGCAAATTGCCGCCCACTGTGAGTCATATTCATCCTGACTTTCCAGAACCATACGAATCGCCCGCTGACGGACTTCGGGGGAAAAACGAGTATTTTTAGTCATCCTGTTTACCTCTTTCTCAGGGAGTTTAGTCTCCAGGATTTCCGGGGCGGTTCAATCTGGCACAGGCGGTTATTAATGCTGCCTACCTGGTGGCCTGTGCAGATGGTGAATGTGAGGCTTCCTAGAAATCGAAGATCGAACAGGTACTGCGTAATCAGCCTGCGCTGTCCGCGTTTACGTCAGAAATAATTGAGCCGGAAGAGCGCAAGGTGCTGGAAGAGATTGCCGGTGTTCTGGGTCTTCGTCTGGAGAATCACCAGTGACGGTAAAACTGCGCCTGGCTGTGGCTGCACTCCTGCTGTTTCTGGTGGTGATGGTGGATTTCACCAGCAGAATCATGTCGGTGCTGGCGGATGGGGTGCTGGTCTGCGGCATTGTGGTATTGCTGTAGCCGGTGATAAAAAGAAACAGCCTGCATAATGCTTGATTTTTTTATTTGCTGTTTATTAAAAATACTACTGCATGGTGAATCCCCCTGTGCGGAGGGGCAATCAGCAACCAGGTATATGTGATAATCGCGGATTCAGGTGCTGATACTGAATTCACCGGGAGGCACCCGGCACCATGCAAGAAAAAGAATGTGCATGCAAACATGCCCCTCTCCGGAGGGGCTTTTTTTATGGGTAAAAAATGCCCGAATGGGTTCGGGCAATAGCATGAGATACTGATATTGTTGTGTTGTTATCGTGTGGATTTTAACCAGGGTTTATCAGGCTGCGCAACTGCGTGGCCTTTTTTCATTTCTTGGGCTGTAGTCCCCGAGTGTCATTCAGGCTTCCGGACTACAGCCAGCCCACTCCATATCTGATTTAATACACTATCCCGGCCGGGAGGAATAATGACATTTAAACATTATGATGTTGTCAGGGCGGCGTCGCCGTCAGACCTTGCGGAAAAGCTGACACACAAACTGAAAGAGGGCTGGCAGCCGTTTGGTAGTCCGGTGGCCATAACCCCTTATACCCTGATGCAGGCGATTACAGCAGAAGGTGATGTGGTGGTCAGTGGTGCAACTGAGCCGGATTGGTACTACGTCATCGTACTGGCCGGGCAGTCCAATGCCATGGCTTACGGTGAAGGGCTTCCGCTGCCGGATTCATACGATGCTCCGGATCCGCGCATTAAACAGCTGGCGCGCCGCAGTACAGTTACGCCGGGCGGGGCTGCCTGCAGATATAACGATATTATTCCGGCCGACCACTGCCTGCATGATGTGCAGGATATGAGTACGCTGAATCATCCGAAGGCAGACCTGAGCAAAGGGCAGTACGGCTGTGTCGGCCAGGGCTTACATATTGCCAAAAAACTGCTTCCGTATATCCCGAATAACGCGGGGATCCTGCTGGTACCATGCTGTCGTGGTGGTTCGGCATTCACCCAGGGCGCGGAGGGGACATTCAGTGCGGACACGGGGGCCAGCCAGGATTCGGCACGCTGGGGTGTGGGTAAACCGTTATATCAGGACCTGATTTCCCGCACAAAAGCGGCATTGCAGAAAAATCCCAAAAACGTTCTGCTGGCCGTCTGCTGGATGCAGGGAGAGTTTGACATGAGCGCCGCCACCCACGCACAGCAACCTGCGCTGTTTACAGCCATGCTGACACAGTTTCGTGCTGACCTCTCCGTGTTTAACGCGCAGTGCCATGGTGGCAGTGCTGCAGATGTGCCGTGGATTTGTGGTGACACGACGTATTACTGGAAAAATACCTACGGCACCCAGTACAACACCATTTACGGGGCGTACAAAAACAGGGAGAGTGAGGGCGTTTATTTTGTGCCCTTCATGACAGACGGTAACGGCGTCAATACCGCCACTAACGCGCCGGCAGAAGATCCGGATATTCCGGCATCAGGATATTACGGTGCGGCATCGAGAACGAATGGAAACCAGGTATCATCAAACCGCCCGACACATTTCAGTTCATGGGCGCGCAGGAGCATTATTCCGGATCGTCTGGCAACCGCTATTCTGAACGCAGCCGGGCGCACCTCAGCCTTCATCAGTGGTAAGGCACCGGAAATCAAACCCTCGCCCGGCGGCAACACGCCATCGGGTCCGTCTGCAGATACGTCCGTTCGCACAATCTCCCTGCTGCCGGCAGCCGGAGAGGCTGCTGCGCAGGGCTGGAGCATTAAGGATGGCGGAATTCAGTTGTCAGATGGTGTATTTAAGATCACCAAGCAGAGCAATAAAACCTGGTCCCTGACGCATCCGGTGGATGACGCAATTACCCTGCTGACACAGGGCGGCAGACTGACCTGTAAGTTCCGCCTGTCAGGCGCACTGACCAACAATCAGTTCGGGCTGGGGATTTATCTGTATACGGATGCTCCCGTTCCTGATGGTGTGGCGATGACGGGTACCGGTAATCCGTTCCTGATGTCGTACTTCACTCAGACCACTGACGGCAGAGTGAATCTGATGCATCACAGGAAAGCCGGAAACACGAAGCTGGGGGAGTTCGGCGATTACGGTAACGACTGGCAGACGCTGGAGCTGGTGTTCACCGCCGGCAGTGCCACGGTTACTCCGAAACTGAATGGAGTGGCTGGCCCGGCATTCCAGGTTATAAAAGACAGTCTGACACTGGGACTGAATGCGCTGACGCTGACGGATGTTACAAAATGCAGCGTATGGCGTTGAGATAGAAAGTCTGGTGCTGGAGATAAATGCACCGGCAGCATAATAAAAAAAGAGCCAGCGACTGACCTGAAAGAAGACGCTGGCTAAAAGGCCTTGTATGTTTGTAGAGACTTATTTTTCACAGACAGCAATGATGCCTGTCAATATATTATCAATATGCGGATTGTTTCAGTTACAGATGCTTTATTAAGGAAAAAAACAGCCAGCACTGACTTTCGGTGGGGAGGTGCTGGCTCAAAAGGATAGTTGGATTTCACATGATACTTATGCCTGGCGGTATATTTTCTGACAGACAGTGACGGATGTTGTCAAGATATTGTGTCATTTATAACCTGAACCAGGGGGGCCGGAATGTTATCTGGCATTTTTAGCAGAGCCTGAATGCCATAATCACGGCTCCCGGAGTTGGCCGTCAGTGGGTGACACTGGCGGCTTTTTGTTTTCCTTTACTTTCATTTTCTGTCGGCGGTGACGGAGACATACATCAGATGGAAAAAATCACAACAGGTGTGTCATACACCACGTCAGCGGTAGGGACGGGATACTGGTTACTGCAACTGCTGGACAAAGTCTCTCCGTCCCAGTGGGTGGCAATAGGTGTACTGGGGAGTCTGCTGTTTGGCCTGCTGACGTATCTGACTAACCTGTATTTCAAAATCAGAGAGGACCGGCGTAAGGCGGTGCGGGGAGAGTAAAGTGATGAAGAAAAAATACGAACTGGTTGTTAAAGGGATAAATAATTACCCGGATAAGATTACTGTTACTGTGGCACTGGAAATTGGTGGGTATCCGTCACTGTTGTTGCCAGATGTGGCGATTAGTCTTGACCGTACTGAAGGTGCCACGCTGGAGTTTTACGAAGCTGAGGCGAAAAAGCAGGCGAAGCAGTTTTTCATGGATGTTGCTGCCGGGTTATGTGAAGGGGATGGTCCGTTGCCGGAAAAGCGGCCCATCATTTTAGAGGCGCAGGATGTGTTGATAACCTACAGAGGAAAACTACCGGGAATAATTACGGGTTCTCTGAAGACTCCACCGCTGGCCTGAAGACTTAATATATCCAGGGATTTGAAATCGATAAACCCTGATAAATATCCATGAACGCAAAAATCAGATACGGCCTGTCGGCTGCCGTTCTGGCGCTGATTGGTGCAGGGGCGTCTGCGCCTGAAATCCTCGACCAGTTTCTTGACGAAAAAGAAGGTAACCACACCACGGCATACCGTGATGGTGCGGGTATCTGGACCATCTGCCGCGGTGCCATCCTGGTGGATGGTAAACCTGTCGTCCCGGGCATGAAGTTGTCGAAGGAAAAATGCGACCAGGTTAACGCCATTGAACGTGATAAGGCGCTGGCATGGGTGGAGAAAAACATCAGAGTGCCACTGACCGAACCCCAGAAAGCGGGGATTGCGTCATTCTGTCCGTACAACATTGGCCCCGGTAAGTGTTTCCCGTCGACGTTTTACAGACGGATTAATGCTGGTGACCGCAGGGGAGCATGCGAGGCGATTCGCTGGTGGATTAAGGACGGTGGCAGAGACTGCCGTATTCGCTCAAACAACTGCTACGGTCAGGTCTCACGGCGTGACCAGGAGAGCGCGCTGGCGTGCTGGGGAATTGACAGATAAGCAGAATATTTTGCTGAAAAATGCGGTTTGCTCACACGGGCGGATAACACGAAATCCTGCGAACTGGCAAAAACTAAGTGAATAAAAGTAAAAGCCCGTTTGTTGACCGCAAGCGGGGTTTTGTGTTTCCTGACTCCGGAAAAGTCAAAGGAGAAAGTGTGTTTGATTTTAGCAAACTGATTCGGGAGATTCGAATGATGGCTGAAAAATTATCCACCTGGAAGTTCATCCTTATCTGGCGGGTGTTTGTGATTATGGCTTCCGGTTATTTCATTGGTCAGATACGCTGGTGGTGAAATGAACCGCGTACTGTGCGTGGTCATCATTGCCCTGCTGGTGGCCTGTGGTGCGCTTAGTCTGGGACTGAATCATTACCGTGATAACGCCATAACCTACAAAGAGCAGCGCGATAAAAAAGTCAGTGAGCTGGAGCTGGCAAATGCAACCATTACTGATATGCAGCAGCGCCAGCGTGATGTTGCTGCACTTGATGCCAGATACTCGAGGGAATTAGCCGATGCGAGAGCTGAAAATGAAACTCTGCGCGCTGATGTTGCCGCTGGTCGTAAGCGCCTGCGGATCAACGCCACCTGCCCCGGTACCGTGCGTGAAGCCACCGGCACCTCCGGCGTGGATAATGCAACCGGCCCCCGACTGGCAGACACCGCTGAACGGGATTATTTCATCCTCAGAGAACGGTTGATGACAATGCAGAAGCAGCTGGAAGGGGCGCAGGACTATATCCGCACTCAGTGTACTAAGCAGGCTTTTTATTATCCGGAGGATGTATGAAGAAATTACAGGTAACGGTAAAACCTTTTCAGGGAACAATTCCGTTCCGTGTTTTGCAACATGGCCGTGTTCTGCTTGAAGAGGTGTTCAGAGGTAAATGCACTGAATGTTATTCACGAACATATGAAGTGAATGCCACGCATGAAGAATTCACCGTTGAGTGTGTGATGAATACTGATAAATGCCGAATGGTATCCGCTGAATTACAGCCAGTGTGTTGAGCGACCTTATTATCCATGCGCGGTATTGTCGCCGTATTCCTGCATTAACAGAGACCGCAGCCCGACAGGGAGACTCCTCTGCGAGAGTGTGCGGGGATAATCAAAAACGATACACACCGGGGTTTACCGCGTAAACGGAGCGCGGCGTTCTCCCCTCATGGTCGCCCGTCCGGTGCGATGGTGGAAGAAACTGGAATCTGTTCAATAAAAAAACTGCCGTGTTGGAGTCACAGCAGTAATGTACTGATTGGGTAGAAGATTATTATTGTTATGCTTTATTTTTATTCTATATGGCTGATTATTTCAATTCGGAATTAATACAGCTAATGTCTGTGATTTTTTATAAATTCAGCAATATAAAGAAATAGTTATATGAACAGCCATCGCAGAGCATACTGTGTATCATTCTTTTTTATAGTCAACTGACGGGCATATTTTATGTCTGCTGCCAGCTCCCGGCGTCAAGATTCAATGACCCACGCAGAAAAATTTTCTGAACCTTTCTGGTCAAGAGCGATGTTAATTTGTTCAATCATCTGGTTTGGAAATCGGATGTTGCGGGTTGTTGTTCTGCGGGGCCGGTTTTTCGATGACATTTTCTTTCCTCTGGTGACAAGCTATATGGCGAGGATTTTTCATGGCTGTGCTTCGTACGTTACCGGGCAGAATCAAAACTCTGAACACCCGGCGGGTGAATATTCTGAAGGGTGAACAGCGTCGTGTCAGTGGCAGTGCCCGGGTTTCCCTCAAACGTCGTATCTGGCGGAGGGATGCCGGACACTGTTGTCTCTGTAGACGCGTGGTTGACCTCTGTGACAGTGAACTCGATCACCGCATTGCACTTCAGTTCGGTGGTGGTAATGAGGAGACGAACCTCTGGACCCTCTGTACTGAATGCCATCGCCAGAAGTCAGCGAGTGAAGCGGCGAGTGGTATGCCTGATCCGACGTTGCCTGAGCTTCCTGATGGCACGCTCAGGGCCGACGGAATCACTGGCCTGTGACCAGACCCGGGGGGGATCATCCGGCGAAAAAAAACGATCGCCCCGGACACCGCCCCCGTCTCATGCAGAGAAAAATTTCCTGTTTCAGGCCAGTTAACATGTTAACTGGCTGCCCGGGCATTTTTTCGGTTTTTATCTTTATTATTCAGTTTGTTGTGCGAAAAAAATGTTAACTGGCTTTTTCAGCAAATGTTAACCAGGCAGCAGTTAACATTTGCGGCATGAGACGCCGGGAAAAATGGGCTGAACCATACCCGGCTGAGTGCGTTCTGGACCCGGGAGGAGGCTGTGCTGACAACGCAAAAACGAAAATTTGCGCTGGCGCTCATGTCCGGGAAAAACAAAACAGCGTCAGCCCTTGCCGCCGGTTATTCGGCGAAGACAGCCAGGGTTAAAGGCTCGCAGCTGGCAAAAGATCCGGAGGTGCTTGCGTTTATAGCCCGTAAACAGTGCGAGACGGTGGAGGTGGATGAGGTTCCTGTTTACCGGCAGAAAAAATCAGAGCCGGAGGATAAACCCCGTCGCCGTGAGGCGGCTGCAATACCACAGCCGGACGAAACAAATCCGGAGATGCCACCGCCCGTGGTGATATCTCCTGGTATTGAGTATATGGAGGACGGTCTTCCCGATCCGGTGAAAGCGATGGGGCGTCTTCTGGTGGAGAACATTAATACCGACCCCAGGCTGGCGCTGGATGCGGCTTATAAGCTGGCGCAATTCACGCACCACAAAAAAGGGGATGCCGGTAAAAAATCGGCAAAAGGTGACGCGGCGAAAAAAGCGGCTAACCGTTTTGCGGTGCCACCACCACCCCGCCTGGTGGTGAATAATGATAATGAGGAAAGCGGATGATACCTGTGTGGAGCACGGCATGTCCGGACTGGGCAGAGCGCCTGAAAAAGGGGCTGTCGATTATTCCGGCTCCGATTTATCCGGACCAGGCTGCACATGCACTGGCGATTTTTAAACAACTGCGGATTGTGGATGCACCGGGTAGCCCGACATTCGGGGAGTCCTGTGCAGCGTGGGTGTTTGACCTGGTGGCGGCCCTGTTTGGCTCCTACGATGCGCAGACCGGTGTACGCCATATCAAGGAAGTTTTTATCCTTATCCCCAAGAAAAACTCGAAGTCCACGCTGGCCGCGGGGATCATGATGACGGCGCTGTTACTGAACTGGCGGCAGGCGGCGGGCTACACCATTCTGGCCCCGACCGTGGAGGTGGCGGCTAACGCCTTCAACCCTGCCAGGGATATGGTACGACGGGACGATGATCTGGATGACCTCTGTCAGGTGCAGACACATATCCGGACCATCACCCATCGGGTGACGGACACCACCCTGAAGGTGGTGGCAGCCGATCCGAATACGGTGTCCGGTATCAAGTCCGTGGGGACACTGATTGATGAACTGTGGCTGTTTGGCAAGCAGTACAAAGCGGAGGACATGTTACGTGAAGCCATCGGCGGGCTGGCTTCACGTCCGGAAGGGTTTGTGGTGTACACAACCACCCAGTCGAATGAACCGCCTGCCGGGGTGTTCAGGCAGAAACTGCAGTACGCCCGGGATGTCCGTGACGGCAAAATTCATGATCCGCACTTTCTGCCGGTGATTTTTGAGCATCCTCCTGAAATGGTGGAGAGCGGTGAGCACCTGCTGATGGAAAACCTCGCCATGGTTAACCCGAATCTCGGTTATTCGGTGGATGAGGCCTTTCTGTACCGGGAGTATCGTAAAGCCCGGGAAGCCGGGGAAGAGACTTTCCGCGGTTTCATGTCAAAACACGCCAATGTGGAAATCGGTCTTGCCCTGCGTTCTGACCGCTGGGCAGGGGCGGATTTCTGGGAGCAGCAGGGCAGGCGCGTCAGCCTGGACGATATCCTGCAGCGCGCTGATGTGGTGACGGTGGGGATTGACGGCGGGGGCCTGGATGATCTGCTGGGAATGTACGTGACTGGCCGTGACAGGGAAACCCGCGAATGGCTGGGCTGGGGCCATGCCTGGGTGCATGAAACCGCGGTGGTCAGACGGAAGAGTGAGGCATCCCGGTTTCAGGATTTTGTGGCCTGTGGAGACATGACGATTGTCCGTCGGGTCGGGGATGACACGGCGGAAGTGGCGGAGTATGTGCGTCGTATTCATGAGGCTGAGTTACTGGATCATATCGGTATTGACCCGTCAGGTGTGGGGCAGATTCTGGATTCACTGGCGGAAGCCGGGATCCCCGATGAGAGTGTGGTGGGGATAAGCCAGGGCTGGAAGCTGGGCGGGGCCATCAAAACCACCGAGCGCAAACTGGCTGAAGGGGTGCTGATTCACGGTGATCAGCCCCTGATGGCCTGGTGTGTCGGTAATGCCCGGGTGGAGCCTAAAGGTAACGCCATTCTTATCACCAAACAGGCCAGCGGACGGGGAAAAATTGACCCGCTGATGGCGCTGTTCAATGCGGTCTCCCTGATGTCCCTTAACCCGGAACCGAAAAAGAAAGAATATGCGGTTTTTTTCATATAACCCTGTTCACACTGTAACCATCACGAACCGCTCCGGCGGTTTTTTATTTTCAGGAGGCTGATGTGACTCTTAAACGGGCCTGTTCCCTGCTGACGGTGAAATCCTTCAGTGAGGATGAACGGGTGATCACCGGGATTGCGTCAACGCCTTCTCCGGATCGGGATGGTGACATCCTGGAGCCGGAGGGCGCGGAGTTTGGCAGTGCGATCCCGTTTCTCTGGCAGCATGACCATTCCCGCCCGGTGGGGCAGTGTACGGTACGCCGGGTCAGCGAAGGGCTGGAAATCACGGCAACACTGGTGAAGCCCGTACCGGATATGCCGTCGCAACTGGCTGCCCGGCTGGATGAGGTCTGGGCGGCCATTAAGACCGGGCTGGTCAGGGGGCTGTCCGTGGGCTTCCGTCCCCATGAATACACCTTTCTGGACGGAGGCGGACTGCATTTTCTGCGCTGGGAACTGATGGAGGTGTCTGCCGTCACCGTGCCCGCGAATGCGGAATGCACCATCCGGACCATTAAATCTTACGACCGCCCGTTTTCTGCCGCGTCCGGCAACCGGAAACCGGTGGTGAAAATCGCATCTTCTGCCGGCGCTGCGGCACAGTCAACAACCGTTTTTCATAAGGAAAAGACCATAATGAATATTGGCGAACAGATTAAAAGTTTTGAAAACAAGCGTGCAGCGCTGGCAGCCTCCCTTGAGGAGGTCATGACCAAAGCCGCAGAGGAAGGGCGCACGCTGGATGTGGAGGAGGAAGAGCACTACGACAACACCGCAGCGGAAATCCGTCAGGTGGATGCGCACCTGAAGCGCCTGCGTGAACTGGAAGCCGGTAAGGCCGCCACGGCGCAGCCGGTGAAACAGGCCGGTAACGGGAATGTGGCCGCGGTGGCTTCTGCGCCGGTGATCCGTGTGGAGCAGAAACTGGATAAGGGGATTGGCTTCGCCCGCTTTGCCAAATCGCTGGCTGCGGCTAAAGGCGTCCGATCTGAAGCCCTGGAAGTGGCCCGTCGTCAGTATCCGGATGACAGTTGTCTGCATCATGTCCTGAAATCGGCAGTGGGCGCGGGGACCACCACGGATCCGCAGTGGGCAGGCAGCCTGTCTGAATATCAGGAATACGCACAGGACTTTATTGATTACCTGCGTCCGCAGACCATTATCGGGCGATTTGGTCAGGGCGGGATCCCTGCACTTCGTCAGGTGCCGTTCAATATCCGTGTGCACGCCCAGGTGTCCGGCGGTGCTGCCGGCTGGGTGGGTGAGGGTAAGGCCAGACCCCTGACGAAGTTTGATTTTGAATCCATCACCTTCAGTCATGCGAAAGTGTCGGCCATTGCGGTACTGACGGAAGAATTGATCCGTTTTTCCAGTCCGGCTGCTGATGCACTGGTCCGTAATGCGCTGGCGGAAGCGGTGGTGGCGCGTCTGGATACAGACTTTGTGGACCCGAAAAAAGCCGCAGTGGCAGATGTCTCCCCGGCGTCCATCACCCATGATGTGAAGGGCACGGCATCAACCGGTAACCCGGATGCGGATGCAGAGGCGGCGTTTGGACAGTTTGTGGCAGCAAACCTGCAGCCCACCGGTGCGGTCTGGCTGATGTCCAGCACCAATGCCCTGGCACTGTCCATGCGTAAAAATGCGCTGGGTCAGAAGGAATACCCGGACATGACCCTGCTGGGTGGCTCCTTCCAGGGGCTGCCGGTGATTGTCTCCCAGTACGTGGGTGACCAGCTGGTGCTGGTGAAT